AACAACTTCAGAGCCTTGGTACGTGCAACCATCTTGCCGTATTCGGCTAGGGTTACAGATACGTAATCTGGAGTTGACATACCAATGGTATCTGGGTCACTGTCTTCTGCCAAAGCAGCGTTAGTTACTGCCAAATCCTGGTAGATTTGGAACAGAACTTGGTTGCTGTTATTGGTCAACGAACCTGGCTTCTTGTCAGCCAAGGTACGGAACATTGGTTCGCTGCGCAGTTTAAAGTCAAGGACCTTATCGTAAGCGCGCTGTAGCAAACCAGCGGTACCATAGGTACCTGGTGCGGAACTGTTACCGAAGGAACCAGTTCCAGTGTTTACAAAGGCGTTAGCCATTTTTGTTTGCTCCTAATTTGAGAGGTTTATCCAAGAGAGCGAAGAATGTTATATAACTCTTCTTCGCTTTGGGCGTTGTCGATAGAACTGAACGCTTCGTCAGCGTTATCGAATCCGCCCGAGTTTTCGGTTACAGAGTTGATACGGTTCAGGTCATTAACTTCCTGCTTCCGCTCCCGCTGCTGAATTCCGAAGATTTCGCCTTTTGAATCTAGCCAGTTGTTTAGCGCTTCAACATCTGTAGAATCAATATCTGAAGGGATGAACTCAGCAATAGCGGGATTAACTCCACGCTCTGCCAAAACACTCTGAATGGTCTGCTGACGCTTCTGAGTATTGTATTCAGAGACCACAGTCTCTAGTTCTTTATTGCGCTTTTCAGCATCCCGAAGACTTTTACGAAGTTGTTTGACGAGGTCATTTCCATTGTTAGCCTTACGAGGCTGCTCGTACTCGTCTTCCATGTCGAAGTCGTCTTCTTCATCCCAGTTTTGGTAGTTGTTAACCATTTTTATTTCTCCCATTTATCTCTTTAAATAAACGTAGGCCACACTGCAAGTCGGGGAACAAGCAATGGCTCCTACTACCAGTCTTATACGCGCACAGGGGCTGGTCGGTCCCGTTGCGGTTCTAGCCCGCTAGTTAGTTCTAGCGGAATTCTTTTTAAGTGAGCCTTGCATAGTGCCTGAAGTTCCAGAAAACCGTGCTATGCCAGACTGTTGTAGTTTTTTACGGCGTTGAGATGCCAAACCAAGTACGTTTTCTTTCTCAAGTTCAGACTGAATGCTGCTAGCGTCTTGACCTTGACGGGTAGCCTCTTGCTGATAGCCAGCAAGTTGCTCTTTGGTTCTAGCCAAACCTTGAGCGGCTTGAGTTCTGGTAACTCCCTGCTTGGCTAATTGCTGAGCGCCTAGTTGCGAGGTTAATCCAGCCTCAACTTGACCTGCCATGACGTTTGCAGTCTTAAGTTTGTTCTCTAGTTCAACACGCCCATCTTCTCCAAGAAGAAGCGCTCGTGCCAATTCCTTGTCCTTTAGATTCAATGAACCAAGTTGCGACTTAAGAATGTCATCTGCCCCCTGAATGGCATCGTATGCTGCTTGCATACGTGCCTGAGCCTCTACGGCAGATACGTTATTCTCTAAGAACTTGTCAATGTTTTCATTAGTGGCTAACTCTTTAAGGTTATACCACTGAAAGGTTTCCCTGTATGTACGGCGAGCATTGTTGTATTCAGCAAGAGTCTTGATGCCTGTTGTATTGTTTGGGTTAGCGACAAGTTTAAGATAGCCAGCAAACTCTTTGTTAAACAAAGGGGTAAGTTCTACGCCACCATCACCCTTCTTGCCAACAATAAGTTGAGGCACTAGACCAGGGTCAATGTTTGCAGTCTTGTAGTATTTATCGTAAGCATTCCAGAGTTCATCAAGAATTGCATCGTATTCACCGCTTTTAAACCCAAGGTACGCTGCAAGCGTTTCCTTGAAGGTTACTGAATCTTGCTGTCCTGCCATTAGACTTCAACTCCAAATGATTTAGCAAAAGATATTGCCATGTTCTGAGCCTCTTCATTAGCCCGTTTGGTGTAACTAAATCGCTTATCGTTACGCAGTTCTTTTTCAAAGTCCCAGGTTGTTCGCTTTGCACCCTCTGGTGAAGTTGCAAACTTAGCAACATCTGAGATTGCGATTTCATTACCACCAAGTTCAAAGGTGTTTGCGTAAACACTCATGTACTGGTCCATTACATCGGCTAATGTAAGTTGAGGATTGTCTTTAAGGTCCTGAGCAAATGCCGAATATGCAATAGACGCTTGCTGACGTAACGCGTCAGCAACATCATCTTGTTGCATTTTACCAGTAAGCATCCCTTTAATAAATTTAATCTGCTTATCTGAGGTAATTTTACCTTCTAGGCCATAAGCCTTTGCTAACTGGCCGATAAGATTTTGAGTTTGCCCAGCAACACCCTTAAGGTCTTTATTGTAATCAAGACGCTTAACAATATAACGCATTGTAAAATCTTGTATATCAAACTGTTCATTAACGTTTCGAGTGAATGTTCCACCACTTGTAGTTACGTCTTTGTACTGACCTTCTTTGTTGTGCAGTTCGTTGTAGTAATTCTCAAAGTCTTTCTTGGTTGGATTCATTCCAAGTAACTGATTTGTCATATTTTTAAATACATCAAAAGCAGTTTTTTTCCCTGTGTAGTTTACGGTAACAAGTGGCTTAGAGCCGTCACCATCAGCATTAAGTCCGTTTGCTCGCTCTTTTAGCCACTGAATAAAGGTTTTAGTTCCAGTAAAATCTCCGTCAGCCGTTTTGGTAACAGCAATCATATTGCTACCACCATACTGATTTAATTCAGTTTCAACAGCCTTCATCAGTTCAGTGCTAGCACCGCCAGGGAACGCTGCTAGTGAAGGATAGAGTTTTACAAGCAACTTTTGAAGTTTGTCGTAACCGTACTTCTGTGCAACCGCAATACCAGCAGAGCCAATGGCCATAGCCTTAGGCGCTGTATCTGGTTCAAACGTAATGTATGTTGCTGGTTCAGGGCTACCAGCAGCATTGTTAATTATTAGTTGACCGTTCTGGTAAATTAACCCTCTAAGGGAAGCGGCATTTGCTATTGCTGCAGCAGTAGCGCTGCCTCTGGTATTTATTCCAGCACGGTTAGACAGGCCAGCGTCATAGCCAGTTTGGTCAGAGTAGTTACTTCTTGTTGAGCCGCCTAGTGCGGAAATGATAGGGTTATCAGCGCTAAATAGCCCTTCAAAGCCTCCACCAGTGCCTACTGAACCGCCACCCATGACATAGTTTTCAGGAACGGTCATATTGACCTGTGGCTTTCTTATACCGTACTGGTATTTAATTTCTTCTGCTGCACTTACGATGCCATCATCATTAAGGTCTTTTGGATTTTTAGGCATTGGGGTTTCCATAATCAATCAGGCCGCCAACAAGCGGGCTAGCGGAAGGTGTATTTCGTGCGTGGAAACGCAGAATAGGTGCAAAAATATTCTGAATTAATTGACGTAAAACAGGGTCCGATGCTGCAATATCGTAGAGATTTTCTAGCGTAGTATCCCGCATCTGGCCCTTAGCAACACTGTAATCTGGTAAATTCTGTAACATTGGGTTAGTAATGTAAGAGTAACCACGATTAAAAATTGTTAAAGCCGTACGCAACTTATCTCGCTCACCAGCAGAGATAGGTGCCGAGTAGTCCGACACGATTCTCTCAACGTTAGTAAGCATTTCCTTTTCGCCACCGATACCTACGTCGTCACCTGCAAGTTCATCCGCAAGGTACGGGTTCTGCATCTTTAGACCCTCACGCTGTTGCGTTGCGAGGTCAATTAATTCACGTCTACGATAGTAATCGCTAACGTTCTTAAGGTCTTCATCCAGTTTGTCACCAATCTGGAAGTAAAGTGCCTTATCCCGTGCAACCTGGACTCTGGTTAAGAATTCTTCCATGTCAGCATTTTCGTAAAGTTCTGCTGCTTTCATCCAGTTGTACATTGATAGGTTAATGTCGCCATGTTGTGGGGCAAAGAAGTACGCTGCTTGGCCGTAGGCATCTGTAAAGCCTTTATTTTGAAATAGCCAACTCTGAACTTCATCGGTTCTACGAAGCAAGGCTTTAATGTTGCTATCTTCTCGTGATACGGTGTATACAAGTTTGTCTGGATTCTCTCCGACAAATAACGCGTTAGCCAATTCAAATGGGTCAGACACGTCTGCACCATACTTCTGAAGAACGTTTGAAAGAATGTCTGTATAAATACCCTTTAGGCTAATTGCACCATTGTCACGCCAGTACTCTGGCAGGTCAACGCTTTCTTGAGTGTTAACTGAAAATGGTGAAAAGATTCCCATTAGAGAACGCATTACATTTAGGTTGTGACCAGAAATTCTTAACTGATTCATGTAGTCTGCTCGCTCCCGTGGAGAAGCATCTGGCAACATACCTGGATGAATAACGCCAGTAGTTGATACGTGCGCTTGGTTGTATGCGATTGCAGATAAAATCGCACTGGCATTAGCCTGAGACTTTGCGTTAGTATCTAGAATGTTCCAAACCTTAGCAAGTGTTGCAGGGACGACAGCCTTTTGTAAAGTTAGGTTATCGCCAATGTCTCCAAGCAGGAAGTTATCAACCTTTTCAGCAAACTCTTTACCGTTTGAACCAAACTGTCCAGCAATAGACTTTAGGGCTAGTACACTAACCGCAGCGGTTGGACCGCTGAGGGTAGGAATTGTGGCACCTTCCTGAAAGGAAGGGTTAATTGCCGTAAAGCGAACAGTGAATCTGTTGAACTGTGGCTGGTAAAAACCAGTACCGCCACTTAATGTCCGAAGAACTGGGTCTAGACCGCTAAAGATAATATTATCCATTGGCAATACAAAGTATTCGTTACCCTGTTCGTCAGTTTCTAACATACCAGTATTTACTAAACCAGAATGCAATAAACGGGTACGATACATTGTCCGTGAGGACACATCCTTTAAACGGTAAAGCCTGCGCCAAAAGTCTTCTGTAGCACGATAGAATCTATTTACGTTTCTAATGCTAGAGGCAATGTTTGTTCTAACGTGAGGATTGTCTACATACTTTAAAGTCTGGTTAATTGCGTTGTTCATTGCATACTCAGTGGCTTGACGTGCAGCAATGTTCTGCGCCGTCATAAGCGCGCCCTTAACCTGCTCTGTAACTTTAACGCTGCCCTCTAAAGCGTCTTGAAAAGAGGGTGGATTCTTTATTTTTAAGCGAGTTACTTCATTTAAGTAAAAATCTGCTGCGGCTCTATTTTCAAGTTCACGCGCATTTCCACGGTACTTAAGGTAGTAGGCCATAACAGTTGGCTGACGGGTCATGGAGGTTAGGGTTCGGTCCATGACCTCCCAAGCCTTATCGCCATACTTAGAGTAGAAGGCTTTGTAACTATTTTCAAAGCCTTTCATGCTCATGATATTGCTTTTAAAAGTGTTCTTAATTAAATTATCAGTTACCAAAGGGGCAAACTTACCAATGTTAAATTGTTCCATTGCGTAACGATAAGAAGCCTTTGTCATCTGTCCAGTAGAGTCTGTTGCAGCCTTAACGACTTCGTTAAACAGTTTATCGTTAAAAGCATTATCTCCACCGTGGAACACGTAGTTAATGTCCATAAGCGCAGTCCGAATCTGACGGCGTAAAATTTCTTCATCCGACATCGGAGCGTACGGAACTGCTACATCCTTAGATGCAAATGTTCCTGCACGACCCGCAACTTCGTTGCGAATAATTTGTTCGGCATCTTCACGCTTGTAAATTTCAATTAAAGTATCTTCTACTGCTTTACTAAAATCATCAGCGGTGCGAAGACCATTGTTCTTTAAAAACATATAGCCTAAAGAAATATCTCCAACTTTACTTGCAAACATTCTATTGTAGAATAGAACGTATTGATGCATCGTTAGTTCTTGATTGGATAAAGCGGAAGGGTTAATGTCCTGGAAATCGCCAAACTCTAATTTAAACTGCTTTGTCGCTCTGGTAAGAGCGCTTTCTCCGCTAAACGCTACACGCAAATCGTTGTCGATTGTTGCGTTAAGGCCTGTTGCTCTAGCCACGCTAGACTCGGCTGAGCCAATGCTAGAGTAACCAAACCGTGCAAGGTCTGTAACGTCAGCCATTGCCTGTGGCTTAAGGTTCTCATACATATGAACGGCCTTATAGCCAATCATGCCCATTAATTCTTCCATCATTTCATCTGGAAGACCTGCTTCGCCATCTGGGCTGTATTTTGCAAGTACCTCATAAAATAATTTATGACGCTCTTCTGAACTAATAGCATTTGCTGGGTCTAGTCTGCGTAAAAAGTTTGAATTTTCAACAGTTTTGCCAGTGGTGGCAGTAAATGCCTTGCCAAAAGTTTTACGGAATGCTTGAGAAAAGGCACCCATAGTCTTTTCATTGCCAGTAAAAGCAGTCAAAGCGCGACTTGCCATTTTGGCCTGATTGAAACGGCCAGGTAACATCGAAACAAGGACATCTCTGGGTGCAGTCAGCCATAGCATAAACGATTCGTCAATGGCAGAACGAATGCCAAGGCGAGGTGCAAGGGTAAAAAACGACCAAAAGGTGCCAAGTTTGCTTGACATGGTACCGTTTACCGCACCACCAACAGTGTGGAGCGCTCGCCACTTATTACCTTTGCCGCCAGTCTTAAACTTTACGTCATTAGATAGCGATAAAACTTCTTGCCAAGGAAAGTTTGCAAAAGCATTCGCTAACTGAAAAGAGTGGATAGGGCCATTTGTAAGCATGTCGTCAGGAGATACACCCCAGTCATGGCGACCACGAACTTCAGTGCTAACTAACATGCCACGTTCGCTACCGAAACGAGAGGTTAAGATATTATCAATTAATTGACGACCCTCGGGGAGTTTGTCAATGCCATAAGATTCAAGAATACCACGAGTTAAACCGCGCATTATCGCAATACGCTCTTCTTGCGTAGAGCGTAAGAATACTTCGCCAACAGAATCTGCAATATCTTTTGGCATAAGGTGCTGAGCCATTGCCTTAAATACTTCAAGGCTTTTTGCCGTAGATTCCCCATGTGCAATAGCGTTATCACCCGCTGAAAGAGAAAATGCTTTTGCAAGTTTATTTAAACCTGTTTCTGCTTTCTTAAAGTATGCAAGAGTTGGTGTATCGACTTTAACGGCAAAATCACTTTCTTTGCCCAAGTCTTTAAGTTCATTGACAGCAGCGTTAACCGCCCTGCCTTTTTCTTCAGACTTAAGACCAGAACTTCCTAATTGGTACCAAGCGTTCTTTAACTTCATGCTAACTGCACGAGAGCGTTTAGCGACAGCAATACTGTCACGGAAGTAGGTAGTGTCAGAGGTTCTACCCATTAGCAATTTAGAAGCATTAAATCCCTGCTGAAAGTACTCTTCAGCATCTGCGGCTGACCTTAAGAAATCGTCAAAAAATTCATCAGTTTGAGGGTCGTACCGTTGAATTGTAGCCTTTAAAAATATTTCAACGTCTTCCGCTGTACCATGTTCAGGGTACATTCTAGAGATTTTACTTGCTAGTTCACCAGACATTGTGTCATCTACAGTGGCTCTAGCCGAGCGAAGTTTACTTACTTCCCCTAAGTAACCATCCCAGTAGTTTCTAACTTCTTTAAATTTAAAGATTTCTCCAACGTTACCTTTTTGAGCAGCCTTAAAAATCTTTGCTTGCTTATTTAAAGCAGCGCCAGCAAACATAACGCCTTTGCCAGCACCTGCGGTTATGTAGGTTAATGGGTCTGTAAAGATTGTAAATGCAGCATCAGTTAAACCAGAAAGAAATGTAAATGTCTCGTCATCTGGGTCACCTTTACCAGAGCGAACACCTAAAACGCTACGAGCAAATTCTCGGCCAGCACTTAACTTAGCCTGACGGAAATCTTCAAGAATTCCATCTCCCCACTCCTCTGCATTGTTAATTGAAGCGGTTAAAGCCTCAAGAAACTCTTGGTTAAGGTTGCCGCGCATAGCGGCAATCTCTCCAGGGAGGTATCCTTCTAAGATTTTTTTGGCAACATAAGCCTGTTCTTTGCCGTATTTTGCTGTTAGTTGACGGTCTAGTTCATTATTGTAAAGTGCTTCGCCATTGTTATATGCACGTGACCAAGTGTCACCGTCCCAAAAGTTATCACCATTTACAGCGCTCATCATGATAACGTTTGGAATTGTGTTTGCCGCCTGTGCGTATTCTCCCACCAAATCAAATAAACGAGTAAATGGACTTTTTACAAAGTCCCATGCGCCCGTAAGAAAAGACTGAAACCCTGAAGTTGGTGCAGTCATGTACTCATTTTGATTGCCATACAAAGCGTACAGAGAATCCTGTAAATCTTTATCTAAACCAGTAAAGCGATTAAAAGCATCTTTATGGTCAAGGTTTGTTAACTCGCTATGAACCTTATTTATATACTTAATAGACTTAATCTGATTGTTTTCTGAATCAGAAAAACCTTCATTGTACTGAATGTCATAAAGGCTATTGTCAATAGCGGGTACACCCAAGTCTCCCCAACCCACTAGATTTCACCTCGCATTTGCAGGTAATGATAAGCAATTTCTAAGTCAGGGTCATTTGTCGCTTGCATTGCCTTAAGCAATGTTTCTTTTAAGGTTGGTGCAGAAGCATTAACTGTTGGCATAGAGTTAACACCCTCACCAAACGGCATACCCGCGGTTAAAGGTTCCGCTGGGCGCTCTGTAGGAGCGAAGAGAGGAGTTACCTTTTTAGCCTGTTGCTGCGCGGGAGCAGCGGGCATTGGCTGTACGCCACGGGCCTGCGCCATCGGTGCACTACCTTGAAGTTCGTTAAGTTGTTTATTTTCGCCATACTTGCCACCAGTAATATTCATTACAGGTTGCTTGCCATCTGTGCGGCGCGACAAAGCGCCAGGGCCAGAAACAGGAGCAGGATTTGCTGGTCTACGGTATCCGCCACGAGCCATTATTCTTCACCTTCTTCTGCATCTACAGTAAGTTCTTGTTCACGTAAAAAGTCCACTAGACCCTGCAACCGCCATAGCGGTGCATTAGGGTCTTTAAGTGTAAAAGTATAAAATTGATTGTCGGCATCTAGGTACTCTGCAAAGAGTACAAAGCCTGTGCAAAAAGCCCCGTTTGGAGCGACTATTTCATTAGCATATCGCTCCAGAAGCGACTGCATTTCAGATTGGAATGTCATTAGGCTTGACCGCCTAATTGAGCGAGAATACCTGCAATTTCAGGCGGAACTCCTTGACCTCCACCACCTTGAGGTGGCATCTGTCCTTCCATTGGGGTTGCCCCTGCGGAGGCTCCCATCATTTGCTCAGGAGAGGGTGACATCATGCCCTCTGCAACTGGCGACTCCATACCCGCAGGAGCAGTCTGTTCAGGTGCTGGCTCTGGAACAAACACCTCACGAATAGCATCTTCGATGGGAACGTTGCGCTTCCGTGCTTCAATAACATCAGAAATCTGAGATACAAGTTTAGTTGGGTCCATACCACCCTGAATCATCTGAGGGATGGCACCAGCCATTGACATAAAGGCTGAGGTCAATGCGTCACGCATTGCCTCAACCTCAATGCGCTTTTGTTCTTCGCCAACATTCATATCAAGCGGTAGTTCTCGCATGACCATGTCACGAGAAATCAACTTAGCACCCATAGCCTGAAGGCTAAAGATAAGAGCACGGTTAGGGTCAAGACCCGCCATCAAGCCGTAGCGAACCTGCACTGAGTAGTCACTCTTGATTGCAGACTTAGGAGTGTATGTAAGTTTGTAGGGTGTACCGCTAGAGATGCCAG